GGCCTGGGGGGGGGGGGGCACGGGTGCCGTCCCCGCCGCCGATGAAGGCCTGCGGCTGGGTGCCGTTGGCCCGGGTGAACTTGGCTTGAAGGCCGAGGATGGCCAACTCGCGCACTGCGGGGTCCTTGTCGTTGACGGCCTTGTTGTAGGCAATCTTCTCCTGTCCCGACAGGGCACCGGCTGCCCACGTCACCATCTCGCTGTACTTCTCGGCACCGCCCACCAGTTGCTGGCCAGCCTCGATGGACTTCTCAGCAATGGCGCGGCGGCCCTCGATGTACGCATCGACCTGCTCCTTGGTGATCCCCTTGGCCTCGAGGGCCTTGAGGGAATCCTCGGAGAGGGAACCGTTGGATACGTACTCGGCCTCCAGACCCGCCAGATCGACGCCTGCGGCCTTTGCAGCCTCTTCCGCACCCTTGGTATCGGCGGGGGGCTGATCGTTCGCTGTAGCGGGTTTTGGTGCGGCCGGGGCCGGGGCCGGGGGTTGCCCGATCCGTGACTCGAGTTCCCTGTAGGACTTCAGCAGGGCCTCTTGGTTGACCACACCCTTCTCGGCATCCCAGAACTTCTCCGGCACATCGGCCGGGCGCTGTGGGGCCGCAGGGGGGTCAACCGGAAGGTCACCGGGAGTTCCTGCCTTGAGGGCAGCCGCGTTCCGGTCATCGGCCAGTTGAGCCATGGCCGTATCGTACTCGGGGGTCCCCGGTACGGGAGCGGCAGGGGCAGCATCAGCCATTAGTGGTCGACCCGAACGGCGTCATGGGTTTCCCACTTGCGTGGGATACCGATGGGGGCCTTCGCGGCGGCATCAGCCGGCAGGGCGTCCTGATCGACTACCTTGGGGGCATCGGCCAGTTCCAGCTTGGCCTTGGCGGCCAGCAGTTCTGCTTCGAGGTCCGCGATGCGGGAGGCCTGCTGTTCAGCCAGCAGTTCCGCTTCGGTCGGCGGGGTCACTACTTCTTCCTTCTTTGCCACAGGTGTTTTCCTTTATTGCGTACCAGAGGGGGCAGGCGGGGCAGCTTCACTAGCCTGGTTGGCCATGTGCTGCTTTGCCATGCCACCCAACTGGGTCACAGCGTTGGGACCGAGTTTCTCCATCATTGCCATCATTTGCGCCTTCTGGTTCTGTGCGTCAATGGTGGCCTGATCGTTGATCAGACCCTTCATGTCCACGGACCAGCTAACGCCCATGCGTTTGATGAACTCGGAGATGTTGAGATACGGGGCGGCCTGTTCAGGGCCAATGGTGTTGGTGATATCGGTGATGAACCCGGACAGCTTGACCCGGTCCTGACCACGCCCGATGGCTTCCATGCCGGTGATGGCCACAGGCTGGACACCGGGGAGTTTCGGGATGCGGCCCTGCTTCTGCAGGCGGGACTCGATCAGCTTGAGCAGGGGCAACTGGAACTCCTGCGCGAGGGAGGAGTAGATGCCACCTAGGGAGGACTCCAGTTCGTTGGCCATGTACCGAATCTCTTCGGCAGTGACACGCTCACCGTTCCGCTGGATAGCGGTGTTGAGCATGAAGGCGAACGACAGGGATTCCTTGAGGCTATCGATGGTTTCCTTGGCCACGCGGAAGTCGGCGTACTTCTCCATCTGGAGAACCGACACGTCCTCGGCGTTACCCTCGCGGATGGCACCGGTCTCGGACTCGGCCAGCATCTTGTGCGAGGTCACACCGTTAGGCTTGACCAAGAACAGGACCTTGGCCGCCGCAGCGGAGCCCATCACGATGGCCTTCATGAGACCCTCGAGGGACTTCAGGTCACCGATGTATTCCTCGACGTAGCCACGGCCGTAGTCCTCGCCGTTCACTTGGATGAACCGCAGGGCCAGGAAGGGGCACCGGTCTTCGGGACGGGTGAAGGTGGAGGTCGGGATGATCCTGCCGCCAATCTCCTGCTCGATGGTCCACGTGCCATCCTTCAGGCACGCCCGGGTGTACAGGGGGACCTGCTTCTCGGCATGGGATGATCCCGGAGAGGGGCGCTGTGCCAACTCTCGGTACTGCTCGGGGACATCCTCAGGGGCTACGTCTTCGTAGGTGATGACCTCACGAAGCTGACCCATGGGGTCCCGGTCGACCACATAGCGGTCCAGCCGGAAGAACTTGAACTTGGCCTTGTTGCCGTCCGGATCGAACAGCAGCACGTTGCCGGAGATGATCAGCAACTTCAGGGCATCAAAGACGGGGGAGCGAAGGGCGGAGGTCTCGACCTCGGACATGATTTCCCGTTCCATCTTGGAGAGGTCCGACTCGATATCACCACGGATATCGTCACGGCCGGTCAACTCAGCCATGATGGCATCGGACAGCACGTAGCGGAAGAACGGGGAATTGGGAGGGAGGAGGGTCAGCAGCAATTTGGCTGCCAAGGTGTTCACGCCACGGGCACCGATGGACTGGTACGGGGTGGGGAACTTGTATGTGCCGTTGGCCCCTTCAGGAGGGAACAAGGTGGGGATGGTGTACAGGGCGCACTCGCGGCCACGGATCAGGTATGGGTGCCTGGTCGCGGCCATCTTGTCATATCGCGCCTTGATGGTGTCGCCGGCATAGAGTTCCATGCCGGGTTACATCGGGACGTTCAGGCCTGCTCCAGTGCTACTCGCGGACCCCGTGGGGATATCCATGCGCAACTGGCGACGGGCATTGGCCGCCTGCCGAACGGCACCCGTGGACTCCTTGTTCTGGTCCTCGGGGGATTTCATCGTAGGCACCGGGTCAGTGTTGACCACAGGCGCGGCTGCCGGGGGAGGCGAAGGTTGGTCGAAGACACACATGGAGATTAAGCCTGTTGCTGATTGAAGTGCTCTTGCAGGGCAACTTCAAGGGAGTCGGGGGAGCCGCCGGCCGAGCGGTAGAGATTCCAGAGGCCATCGATGACTGCGCGTTGCACAATCATGTCCCTCACGGTATCCATGGGTGTGCCCGGGGAGGGCAGCCTGCTGGGATACAGTTGATCGAGGGACTGCAGAAGGGGTTCCGACAGGAGTCGGCCTATCTGATCTTGCAGAGAGAGTTCAGCCACGGTGGTTCCATGGTTGATGGATGTGGGCCCTGGCACCGGGGGATGCTCCCGGATTACCCTCCTCTAGTTGGGAGGGGTCTTATACGGTTTAGATGATGCCGGGCAGTGAAACTAAGGGGGTCCCTACAGTTACCCTTCGGTGACCCTTCTCAGTTATGGTGAGGGTATAGTTGGGTGTTTTTGCCTAAGCCCTTGATTTATCAGGAGTTTCCTCCTGTTCGCCCATGAACTGCTCGAGTGGTGCCAGGATGCACCCGTAGGCCTTGCCGCCCATCATGAAGGGCTCATGCTTGGCACACTTCATGAAGAACCCACGGAGGAACTGGTGCTGCTGGTAGACCTTGTTGACCTCCTGAATCCCGAGGACCATGGTGGGGATCACGAAGGTCAGGCCAAGGCACAGGGCGAGGAACCAAGCAACGGCACGCCGGTTCATTCCCCGAACTCCGCTTCGATCACGAACAGGATGAAGAGGGCGCACTCGTCGGGGGTGAGGTGGCCCATCACACCATGACCAAAGCCCCCCAGCTTCCGCCAGTCCATGAGGATGTCGAAGGTTTCCCCGGGGAGGGCGTAGACTGCGGCGATGTGGTTGTGGCGGATGATGCGCTCGGCCGCCTTCAGGAGTCGCGCTGCGTGTTTGGTTTTGCGGGTGTCCACAGGATCACTTCCTTTCGTTTGAAGTCATAGTCGGTGTGGCGGCAGATGCGTGCCACCCTCGCTTGAAGCAGTGCGTCTTCCTCGGTGAGGCCCTTGGATTCATAGGCGTCCACCACCCGGCCCCACAGGGTTGCCCCTATGCGCAGGTCGTTCTCGGCCCAGACAAGGATGCGCTCGGCCTTCGCCTTCCCGATGCCCGGGCACCCCGGGTAGTTATCCGTGGTGTCCCCCGTGAGGGTCTGCATCAGGTGCTTGTGGTCGGCCTGAGCCTCGGAGATGAACCGGTAGTCCTTGTCCTTCTGGGGGTTGAACAGGAAGCCGGGGATCGACTCCATGTCCTTGTCGATCGACACGATGATCTTCTTGCCGGGCACCAGGGTGGGGTGCGTCGACAGGATGCCCATGATGTCATCGGCCTCCAGCGTGGGGCGCTCGTAGCACGGGTAGGTCTCCCGCATCCAGTCCTTGACGCCGGCCAGCAGCACCGGCTTTTCCCCCCGCTGTGCCTTGTAGGGTGGGAAGATGGCCCGGCGGAACCCATCGGCCGAAGCGCAGGACAGGCACACGATTACGTCCGTGGCCTTGAGTTTCTCCCGGTACTCCTCGATGACCTTCTCGGCCGTAGCGTTGGCGTCCGCCTGCTCACCGAGGGTCACCGAGGTGGTCTCTGAGTCCCACTTGCGGTTCTTCTGGTGAGCGGCTGCCGCCGCATAGGCGATAACGTCGGAGTCGAGGAGGAGCGTTACCTGCGCCTTAGCCATTCCGGCGCACAACGTAGGTAATCCTGGGGCGGCCCACGTACATCTCGAGCCGCTGGCTCATGGACTGCCGCTCCCCGTCGACCGTGCGGGGGACCCCTACCTTGTCGAGCAACTCGTGGACCCGGAGGATTTCCATGGCCACGAAGTCGGAGGCGGATCGCTCGAGGAACTGCTGGACTTGCTGGCTCACGGTAGGACCCTCACGAAGTTGGACATGGGGCGGCCGAGGCCACCGTTGCGGATCACTTGGATGAAACCGCCCTCTAGGACCATGCCCACCTTGTGGGGCCCCGAGGCCCCCACGGAGGACCCGGCCTTGTACAGGTGGGCCACGGAGTCACCGGCCCGGACCTCTTGTCCGATCAGGTCTTGCGTGGTCTTGCTCATTTGCCCACCGCTTTCTTGACGTAGAACATGGTGCGGTCACCGAACAGGTAGAACCCAACGGCCGAGGCCATGTTGTCCACTGCGGTGGTATCCGGGGTGTTGCTGCCGTGCAGGTAGGCCCACGTGCCGAGGACCGTGAGGACCACGAAGGGACGCTGCAGTTTCCTGATGGCCTCCACCCACGGGTAGGTTTCGCCGCCGGCATCGGCACTCACGAGGGTCTTGAACCACTCGAGGTCGATGCCCTTCAGCTTCGCGTACTCATCGACGTTGGCCGGCTTGATCACGTCAGGGGTGAGCCAGCGGTTCACTGCCGCCCGGCCGGCCTCAACCAGTACGGGGGCCAGTGCCGCTAGGCCGGTGATTGGATCGATCATGCTCCATGCTCCGCAAGAAAGTCGAGCCCCCTCACGGTGATCCGCCATACCCGGCCGAACTCACCCTTCGTGGTCTCAGTTGTGATGTAGCCGCAGGACGCGGCCATGGCTACGATTTGCGCCTGTTCCCGGGCGAGGGTGCCACTCACGGAGTACGGCGCGTACCACGCGAGGTCGACCACCTTAATGAGTGTCCGCCCATGTTCTCCCGACAGCGTAGGCCCCGTCGAGGGGACAGCGGAAGCCGAGCGATTCACCAGCTTTCCGAATAGCTTCTTTACCCATTTGACCAATTTGTTCTCCCAGTTCAGGTTTGCATTCGATCTGCCATTCGTCATGGACGTTGGCCACGAACTCGTAGTCGACGCCGGGCACAAGGCCTGCCGCCTGCAGGTCCTCGTCCAGCATCGTTAAGGCCACTTTCATTTGCACTGCTCCCGCCGATTGCAGCAAGGTGTTCAGGGCGGAGTGCTGGCCCCGGACGTTCAGGCGTCGACCGTCAAGCCCGAGGAGGTAGCCTCTCTCCTTGCTCACCTTCTTCACCTGTTCGACCAGCTTGCCCAGCGCGGGGAGCCCGGTCAGGAAGGACTTGCGTGCCTTCTTCCCGGCGGCCACCGCTTCGGGCCCCTTCTGCCCACTGCGGATGAACCCCAGCTTCTCGTCCCCAGCCCCGTAGATGAAGGCGTAGAACCAGGTCTTGGCCACCTCGCGGCCCGGCCGGCCGTCCCACTGCTTCTCCTTCGGTTGCATCCCGAGGGCGCGGCAGTTCACCGAGTGCATGTCGGTGCCGTCCTCCTTCTTCCCCTCAAGAACGGTCTTGATGTAGGCACCGCCGTCGAACTTCGCCATGTACCCCGCGAGGTCGCGGAGTTCCAGCGCATCGGCGTCGATGCCCACAAGGACCATGCCCGGGGCGGCAGTGAAGAGGGCGCGGCACTCAGCCCCGTAGAGGGCGGAGCACGCGGGGACCTGTCCCATGTTGGGGCCGGCGTGGGTCATGCGGCCGGTGACCGCGCCGTTGGTGTTGACCCCACCGTGGATACGGCCGTGATACTCGTGGCGGAACCAAGACTCCTCGCCCTCGTACAACTGGCCCAGCCTCTTGGCCACGGTGAGGTACTGGACCAGCACCTTGGCCTCGGGCCACGGCAGGTCGTTCAGCGTGGTTTCATCACACTTAGGCTTGCCGTCCTTGGTGAACTCCATGGGGGCCCAGCCGAACCCCCGCTGGAGCCACGTGGCGATATGGTCGCGGCTGCCGGGGTTGAACTCGGTCAGCTTGACCTTCTGCACGGGGACGCCGATGGTGTAGACACCGGCCGTGCGCTTCGGGATGAACTCCTTCCCGTCACGCAGGTAGCGTGGCTTGAACACCAGGCGCAGTTCCTTCTCGAGGCGCAGCTTCTCCGCCAGCAGTTTGCCGTGGAGGGCGATGGCCGCCTCCTTGTCGAAGCAAAACCCCCTGCGCTCCTGCCGGGCGAGGATGACCTGCACCCTGTGCTCGAGGTCGAGGCACTGCTGGGGGTAGGCCTTGGATTCCAGCTTGCGGAACAAGGCCTCGGTGACCTCCACGTCCTGTTCGCAGTAGGACTGCATCTCCTGCCGCCACTCGGCCCACGGGTTCTCGATGCCCTGCTGTTCGCACCAGTCGGTGTACTCACCCTTCAGGATTCCCAGTCGGTGACCCCATGCTTCGAGAGAGTGCTTGCCGAAGTACTTGCCCAGCAGGCGACCCTTCTTGAGCAGGCCGGCGTCGACCGTGTCCCCGATGTCCGCATAGATCACACGGGCCATGGTCTGGGTATCGAAAGCCTTGGCGGGGTCCAGCTTGGCCCACGGGTACAGCTTGTTGAGGACCGGGATGTCGTACTTGATGATGTTGTGGCCGATCAGCACGTCCGCCCGGCGGAGCAGTTCGATGCCGTAGTCGAGGCTCACGTGGCCGTGGCCGCACGACCACCGCTCCCCGGTGTCGAGGTCCTTGATCACCAGGCAGTGCAGCTTGGTGACCTCACGGAGGAAACCGTTGGTCTCAATGTCGAATACAAGGCGTCGGGCCATGGGGTCTCCTCTGTGGGTAGGGTGGGTTAGAAGTCCCCGGACTCGTCCCGGAACTTCGGCTTGCTGTCATCCTTGGGGGCCTCACACTCCGACAGCAGGGAGGTGACGGGGTCGTAGCGGACGTGGAACACCTTCCCGGTGGCCTGCCCTGTGTTGCGGTCCTTCAGGAACCTGATGGTCGTTACCGACTGCACATCGGGGTCATCGGCCTGCGTGTTGCGCTCGAGCCCGATCATGAAGTGAGACCAGTACCCGATGGCCCGGCTGCCCTTGAAGTGCTTGATCATGACCCGGCCGCCTTCCTCGTGGGGTTTCCCCTCGGGGGTCGACAGGTGGGACACGAGGTGGATCACCACGCCCAGTTCCTTGGCCAGCATGGCGACCTGCGCCATCATGTCCTCCAGATACTTGCGCTCGTCCTCCGCTCCCGCGGCGAAGGCCGTGAGGTGGTCGATGTAGATCAGGCGCACCCCGTGGGCGTGGACCCAGAACCGGATCACCTCGCGTGCCTCCTCCCAGTTGGCGGAGCCCCAGTGGTCGTACAGGTGAATCGGCGCACGCTCCTCGAGTTGATCGAGGGCCAGCACCAGTTCCTGCTGGGTCCACCCGGAGTCCGGGATGTGGAAGGTCTTCCCGGCCAGCTTGTTGGCCAGTCTCTTGCCGGTCTCGGCCGGGGCCTGCTCGAAGAACAGGATGCCCACCGGCTGGCGCAACATGGTCACGTCGAACATGATCTGCTGGGTGAGCAGGTCGGTCTTGCCGATCCCCGTCCCGGCCCCGAGGGTGTACACCTCCCCGTGCCGGCGGCCGTGGGTCAAGGTGGTCATGGTGGGGAGGCACCACGGGAGTCCTTCCTCGGGGACCTTGAGGATGTCCTCGCGCAGGTCTTTCAGGGTGAGGGCCCCGGCGGGGCTCACGGTCTGAGCGTTCCAGATGGCCTGAATGACCTCCTGCCCACGCCCCGCCTGCAGCATCTCGTTGGGGTCCTTGAGGGGCAGGTAGGCCACCTTGCAGCGACCCGGAGGGAACAGGGCCACGCAGTCCTGCGCCGCCTTCTTGCCTGGCTCATCGTTGTCGAACATCAGGACAACCTCATCGAACTTGTTGAGCCACTGCAGTTGCTTGGCCAAGTCCTTCGGGGCCCCCTGTGCGCCATTCGG